GTACAAAACCACTTTGACTGTGTCCATTTATACGCAGTACACCGTTGACTATCTCCCACACAAGTTCTTTGCTCCAGTCTTCAGTCTGCGTTCCTAGTATGCTAGGTTTCATGTGTACTATCTGCGGGCCAATCGGAGTTGTAAAGTTATCATCTGATAATGCATAGATTAAATCAGTGTTTGCGTGTTCGTCTTTTGCACCCTGTAGTATTGTTTTCTCTTGTTCCCAATTTTCAAATAGATATTTTACAGTTTGAAAAAATACTTGAGACTCTTTGCTCATTCGCCAATAGGTAACTGCGTTATACACATCAGGTAGATTGTTTTTGTCAAATATTTTCCTATATGTTCTCTTGGTTGACACTGCTCCATGGTAGTTTCTACAACCAGATGATATCCACACTGGTTTATTTCTATACAGTGTCCACCAATGTTCAACTGGTCCACTCACTACCATGTCGGCTTCTAGTTTTACTGTTTCGTGAAAAGGTGATGCCAGGAACACTTGCCAATCTGTGGTCCATCCACCTGTATTGCCTCTTGGAAATGGTTTTATAAAATCAAAAAGCGGATTTGAATATTCTGCATCCGTAACCAAACAGATTTTTACATCTGGATGCCAGTAACGTAGACTCTTTGCTAGTGTTTCTGCACATGCAACATAGTCAACTGATTCACTAGTACCTGCAACTATGAGATATCCTCTTTCTTCTTCATAGTTCATATATTTTCTCCAAGTAACTTTTTCCAATTACATGTATATCTTGATTCTTCAACGAAATCTTTTTGGGTATAAGTTTGCCTCGTTCATGTACTTTGTATTCTATCCACCAGGTGTTGTCTTTGTAGGTGACTGGAATATCAGCATTTGCAGTCAACAATGGCCAAGGTATATCACACTGATCAGGAATAGTATTTCCATTTGCAATCAATAGTGCAATGCTCAATGCAAAATCATTTCTAAAGTTATTATAGTCAAAGCCAAAGAGATTTGCATAGTGTTTATAGTTTTGTTCAACCATTTTCCAACAGTCAAACACATCTTGAGAGAACACACTCTTGTCAAATACCACAACTGTTGCCCACCACATCTGAGTATTTTTACTTCCAAGTGTGACAATTTGGCATTTAGAAAGATCAGCATTGTGTACATACTGATGACAGAGAAATGGTTGTGTACAATTAAGTAAAGACAACAGACTGTCACTGTTCACAATATAATCAATATCTATCAATAATGTTCTGTCATATGGTGTAAGGTCAATGGCACTATTGCGACCAAAGTTGTACCATGAGGTTACTTCTCCTGTGTCAGTCCAATAGCGTTTGTTTTTTCCATCAGGCTTGGTAACCAGTATTTGGTTTTCAAAGATGTCAGTATCAAGTTTGATGTTGGTTACCAGTGTAACAGGAATATCAAGATACTGTTTTATTCTTTTGGCACATTCAACAGCAAGTTTGGTATACTTTATCTCACTGTCAAATGCAAAAAGCAGTGCACCTACAGTCATCTATTTTTAGATATTTCGTTGTATTCTGATTGCCATGCATTCATCTGTTCTTGCCAACGCTGAACTGCTAAGTTCTTAAGCTCTGATGCATCAACACTTACCGGTGTATTGTAATGGTCTTCTAATACAATTAGGATAGGTGAATCTTGCCACATGCCAAGACTGCAAGCATCGCATAATAATATCAGCTCAGGGCCTGCACGCCACATACCACCGTTGTAAGTAAAAAGCATTTTTGCCTGATAGGTTTCACGCAGTACAAGTCTTGCCTGTCGATGATCAAATCTTGTTTTAATATTCTGTGAGAGTTTTTCTGTATCCATGTGAATACTTAGTCATAAAAAAACCCTAGTTAATAAAAACTAGGGTTGTATAATTTTTTATATTATTATTATGAAGTTACCCAACTTGGTGAGTTCTGAGTAGTTGTTCCCCATGTTATATCAAGATGAGTATTACTTGGTTCACGTATAGTTGAAACTTGTGTTAGTGTACCATCAACTGAGTCAGTAAAACCTCCCGAACCATCTGAAAGTGTAGTTGTAATAGTTACTACTGCTCCACTAATAGCCGCTGCAAAACTAATATTGTTGGTAGTATATCCAGCACCAGCAGCTGCTTGAGCAAATAAAACTGTGTTTGTGGTAAAGTTCTGTAAACCAAGGTCAGTACGCAGTGTAGTAGGTGAACCTGATCCGCCAATTTTTGTTGTTCCAGTATATGACACACTTGCAATCGACTTTGAGTTTGCATCACCTGTGAGTGCAATTACTCCACATGCATTAAAAAGGTTTGACCATGCAGTGTTCTGACTGTTTGAAGTACCACCTGTTCTACTCCAACTAAAACGCAACATTCCACCTGCGTTAAAAAAGTATCTTAGCTGAGCTGCACTTGCAAACGTAAATGTTTTTGTTAGTACTGCACTAGCAGTCCATGTTGCAGTGGTTACTGAACTTACACTTCCATCATTTCCGCTTGCAGCTGCATTAAATCTGTTATCGCCAGTTACGGCTGTAATATTTGTTGACAAGGCTGAATATGCAGCGATTGTGTCACCTAAAACTGGATTTGTTATTGATGTAATTGATGTACCTTGATGTGCTGCCATTTCATTTATTGGAGTCAAAAGTGTTACCCATTGTGTTGCTGTAACTGTGGCTCCAGCACTTACTGCGGCAACTACTGGTTGACCATATCCTTGGGTTCCACTACCAGTTGCGTTTGTTGCATTTACAGTGTCCTTGAACCCATTGTAGTCATCATCCAGAATGGTGTTTCCTGCTGAGTATGTCATTTAATTTTATTCCTTTTTGATCTCATGCTTATATTCATATTTATATTTGGTTAAGCAATTTTCACAATCGCTTCTACAGAACCAAAACCCTCGTCTGTTTTGCTTTCTAGAGCTCTACCAATAACATTAAAAGCAGTAACTTCATCTAAAGTTGCTGCTCTTGCATATCCGTTTCCTGCACTCACAAGTCTGTCACCTTTGGCAATAAATCCCATCACGTTTACGGGTACTCTTCCACTCATTGCTATTGGTGGATGTGTTTCATTTGAACCGGCGCCGCCGTTCATTAAATAAGCAGCCTTGGTTGAAACAACTCCAAATACTATGTCGCTTAAATCATCTACGCAAAGTGTTACTTCGTTAATACCACCTAGTTCAACTACTGTGCCTGCTGAGTATTCTGCATCTGCATGAAAACGTTCTGCCATATCAGCATATTGTGCTGACGTTGCTAGAGCATGTACTGTGTTAAATGTTGCTCCACTTGCACCAATGTTTCCAACTCCAGTTGAATTGTTATTTGTTATACTGCCGAGTGCGACATCACCAGTTCCGACTCCCATATTAGCGGCACTAACGTTTCCTGTTGCAACTACTCTACCACCAGTATTTAAATTTCCACCTGTTACGTTACCGGTTGCAATTGCCTGGCCAGCAGTAATTAAATTACTACCGGTTATATTGCCTGTAGATACAGTACTTGTATTGATAGTAACAACTGATGTTGCTCCATCAATAGTCATAGCAGTTGTTACAACTCCACCATCATTTACACGGAAAATTAAATCACCGTCTTGTGTGTCATTGTCAATTCGTACATCATTTCCGCTAACACTAATATGACCGTCACTGTCAGCACCTACGTACAATCCAGTATCAGCTAGTATGCTTACACTTGTATTATTACTTGTGGCTGCATCTGATCTCATAAAACTAGTTGAATTTAATGTGTCTAAGGTATCTGCATTAGAAGCAGTTCCGTTGAATACTGCGTTTGATACTGTTGTACTCATGTTCAAACCTGGACCAATAGTTGCAAATCCACTTATGGCCGCTGCCGGAGTAAACGTAGCGTCTTTAGAGAAGATTGAAACTATTACGTTGTTTACAAACATCTGTACCACAACATGATCACTTGCAACATTATCTGTGATAGTTGTTACAATTGCACCTGATGTGCCCTGTCCACTTGTACTTGCAGGACCGATGGTTATAAAACTTGTACCGTTGTATACTTTTAGCTGATCGTTTGTGGTATCAAACCATAAATCACCACTTACATTAGAAGTTGGTTGACTACCACTTGCTATCGCACCTGATAGAGATTTAAATATTGTACCATTATAAACTTTTATTATATTGTTTGTTTTGTCATACCAAAGTTGACCTGTTAAAGGTGCTCCTGGTGCACTGGTATTGGCTGCATTTTCTAGCAGTCTTACAAAGTTCTCATCTAAGAACTCACCGTATCCAGCGTAGTTTTTTCCAACTAGCGTTTGACTTGAATCTGTATTAATAGTACCATCTGCAACTACTGCAAATATTGTACCATCTGTTAGGTTAATGGTATATGCCATTTTATTTTACTCCGTTTGTACAAGTGTATTTATTATCTAAATAATATAGCACTATTTATGTCGAACTTAGATTGGTTAGTGTCTGTATACGCACAGTATAATCAATCTGTATCTGTCTGTTTAAACTCTTCTGCACTGGGTGGAAAATTACATGTGTAATCAATCTCAAATCAGTTGCACTTCCGTTCCATGTTTTTAATCCTAGTTCATCAAAAACATAATCGCCGTTAAAGTCAGTTGAATTGTCAAATGCTTGTTGACCACTTGGCTCGCCGTAATCTAACAAACAACTTACTAGTATATCACTGTAGACTTTTCCACCGGTGTGTGTTACAGTAAGTTTGTTTCTAGTTGTGTCGGTGTTAGCTGAACTGTTATCATCAACAACTTTTGAGTATGTTGGATTGTACAAGTTAGCATTTTGACCAGTAGTATTTGGTGGAAGATATGTAATAACACCTGTTGGATCTACACTACTACCGCCATTGCCAAATGCCATGCTGTAAATCTGTCCTACTGCTTTGTTAGCAAGACTGTTTGCCAATGATTCACTTATGTTTTCATAGTGTATAGCGTTGCGTTTGTCAACAATAACTTCTCCGCTGTTAGGATCAAATATTTTGATATGACCACTGATAGCAATTTGTCCGTTTTCATTAGGACGTATTTCTTCTGACTCTGTCACTAAATCCTCATTTGCGTTTTCTTGTTCCATGCTGTATTTACCTTACTTTTCTACCTAGGATTTTAAAAACAACGCCGCTGGTGTAGTTTGGTCTTGCAATGCAATTCCATTACTAGCAGTATTAGTTCCTTGTGCGTACATCACATTGGCAGTAACCTGACTAAATGCAATTGTACTTCCAGATGCAGGAGCAGTTGTGAATGTTATTTCTGTACTAGTTAAAGATGATTCAGTAACAATGTAATCAGTATCAGGTAAAAGCACTGTTCCACCCACTGTAACTGTTATTGCGTCTGCAAGTTCGGTACTATCTAAAAGCGTTGGTATAGTTATTGTTGTGGTATAAATTTTAGTAACACCATCACCTATTGTAGAATCTGTTGCAGTTGCTTGTTGATATGTAGTTGGTAACTGCTCACCTGCTCCTACATCAGTAACTATATCATCGGTGGAGTGAGTATAAACTCCTGTTCCTGCAGTTCCTCTGCGTAAGCCACTAACTGTATTGTTGCCTGTGTCTCTAGTTCGATATGTAATTCGTTCGCCCCCAATGATAATTTGTCCAAATGTCCCTTGTTCTAGATTTGGCTCACCAAGTTTGGATGCATTAGCTACATAGATCGTATCATCATTTACAGCAACATCAGCAGTTAATTCTGTTGTATTTTTTGTACTAAACCTAAGTAACTTTTGATTACCTAACATGTCTTGGAATATTCTAAAGTTTAGACTGTCAGGAACGACTGTGTTTGTAAACATAGTTACTGCTAATACATCAGCAGCATTTAGAATACTTAGATTAAGTGTTAATATACTGAGGTTATCACTGCCTGTTGCTACTGTAAAATCAATTGATGGTCGGAGATATTCACCATTAAGCGTAACAATTAATCTAGCGTTTGCAGTAACCAATCTTCCTAAGGCAAAGTTATTTGTATCAATAGTTACACCAACAGTCTTGTCAAACTCGCTTGCATCATATGGATCTTCATCATATGCTACTCCTGTTGTGACACCTTGGCTTGTTGGACCAACGTAAACCTTTGTCATAATGTTTTGTTGAGCAGTGTCGTTGAATGTTGTTACATCAAACAATGCATCAAATGCGGCACTAACTCTAAGATTTAAATCACTTGTGTTAATCACAGTATAATCGGCTTCAGTTGTTGTAAAGATTTGTATTTTTGAACCAGAAACTGGCAAGGATTGTGTGTTAAACTCGACATATCTGTCACTGCTTCCGTCGAATGTGCTTAACGACCAATTAACTGCCACGTTCTGTTTTACATTATCAACATAAACTAATAGGTCAGAAGTGCTTATCAATGCTTGATTGGTTTTAGCAGTTGTACTCAAATAGTAAGGACCAAGACTTGATCCATCGCCGGTGTATTCTATACCTTCTGGTGGACGTAGTCGAAAACCATCTCTATCAACTATCATATTAGCAATATTTGTACCTTGTAGACTATTAGAAAGGGGATAAGTTGCTGTACTACCATCATAGTTAAAATATTCTGCAACACTTGTGCTCCAACTATACTGTATTGGTGTGGTTGCTCCTAGTGCTACGATAGTAACCATCTGAGTGTTTGTTGGTTGCGTGTTAAACGTTACTGTAGTTGCAAAGCTACCATTTGCAGCAAATGAATATGCAGTAGAAAGTACACCATTTATAAAAATTACCATTTCATTTATTTCACTAAATGCTACATTGATATCTTGTGTACTGTTGGTAATAGTATCGCCAACAAAACTTTCTTTGTAGAGTTGTGATCCACCACCTAGTCCGTAGACTTCAACTATGATAGTATCACCTATGGTTGCATTTGCACTTGTGCTTACAGTAACAGTTTTTGTTACCCAATTTATAGAATATACAGCTGGTGGTAATACTTGTTTGGTTGTTGAGTTAATAACATTTACTTCAACTGGATGTTGCATCAAACTATTAAAAACTATGTTTATACCTGTTGCAGTAAAAACATCACTGATACTAGAAATTTCAAAACCATGTCCGTCTCCATTCCAATCACTTCCTGGGCGGGTAAAAACTTTAAAGTCAAGTGTGTCAAACTCGCTACCAGGTACTAGTTCTTCAGGAGCATGTGAACTATATGTGTCAATGAATGCACCACCTTCAACGTTAATATCAGTAGATCTTGTACCTAAGTATGTGTCTGTAAATGAACTTTCATATATGACATCTAGTATTCCTGCATCGTATGTTGGCAATCCTTCTGGACCAAAATCAATGTTATCAAATGGATTAACATCATAGCTTCCAATATCAAATCCTGTGTTCTGATCAAAGTCAGGAGCATCAACTTGAACCCCCGGGTAATCAATTCCAGTCATTACCTGTGCTAATTCTCTTCCTGGCTCGTTTGGCCCAGGATTATATAAACCAATTGTTCTGTCTGCGGCGTCTAATGTGCTTGCATCAACAATAGTATACTTTTCAGGATCAAAACTACTTCCTGATGTAAAGTCTGAAATTACTTGGTACACTTTTGGCAATGCAACGTTTACAACCCCAACAGTCGGAACTGGAAACCTAACCAATTGATTAGCAGTGAATGCAGTATTAGCAGTCCAATCTATCACTTGACTTGTATATGTGATCCTGTTATAAGCAATAGTAGTTGTAAAATCACGTACCTGTTGTGTTTGTAAGACTGCAACAGCAGTGGCACCTACGCCGTTGCCACCTGATATCGTTACTGTTGGTGTTGTTATATATCCACTACCAGCTGTAAGTAGAGTAATACTTGTTAAAACACCTGCAGTATTCACAACTGCTCTCATTGTTGCTTGTGTTACTGCGTCTCCAGTGACAACCACTTGCGGAGGTATTGTATATCCCGTTCCGCCATTTACTACTGTGACACTGCTGATTACTAACTTGTAATTTTGATACCATTGACTCCAAGGAAATGTAGTCCATATACTGCTTGTACTAGGCACTGCACTTAGTGATTTTGGATTTTCACTATCATCTAGTATAGGTGAAACAAACTGTTGTCTTAGACTATCATAGTACGCTGGTAAATCAAAGTCTGTAACACTTCCATTGTAAGTGTCTTCCCCTTCGTACCGTAAATTAAATTCTCTAATCTGTACATGATAAGGCTTGACTTCTTTGATATATTCACTAACAAAGTCTTGATTGTCTCTTTTGAAAATAGGATATTCAATCAAGTCACGTATTTTGTGATTGACATCTATCAAACTGGTCTTGAACAACCAATCCGGAGCAGGTTGTTCGCTCATTATAAATTCAAATGCTAATATTAATAATTCGTTTCTGCGAACTTCTAATTCGTTTGTAAATATCTGTGTATTAAGTGCTTCGAGTATTTGTCTAGTTTCTGTTACTGGCGCTTGGTCAAACCGTTGTGCATCAAATACTTCTAGATCAAAACCAAAGTTTTCAACTGAGTAGTCCCAGATAGTACTGTCTATAGCAATAGTTCCGTCTTGTAAGAAAACTCTTGTCCATTCACCAGTAGTTGTGCTATACTGATAAACTTCTTGCTTATTACTGCTGTTGCCAACAACTGTTGCCCACTGACCATCTGTAACTCCAGATAACGCCAATAATTCACTATAGACTTTGACTTCATATGATGATGAATTTGCACTACTATACGTAGAACCATCAATATTTGCACCATTCCAGTCTATATAACTCCAGTATAAGTTGGTTTTGTAGGTTTGAACTCTTGTTAATAATAAGGTTTCTCCAGATTGTACTGTGTAAATTGTCCACAAACCTTCGTTGTTAGTATCACTAGCAACCAAATACTTATAACCTACTGATACCTGTCTTAGGTCTTGATATGTAAGTTCTGCATAGGTTAATAATCTTTTATTCCATTCACCACTTGCAGTAGTTGGCTCTGGCTCTTGACTGTTTAATAGTGCAAAACTCTTGCTATCTGAAATAGGATACAATCTCATAATTTTATTTGCACGAATCATATAATTCTGTAATGCAAGGTATCTGTTTTTGAATAAACTTTGCCTTGGACGGAAACTTACTCCGTATTTGTCTGCTAAACTAAGTGTTGGGTCTGGCACAAGATTACCAACAGTATCTGCTCCACAAAAACTATCAAGAAACTTTCTATAAAGTTGTGTTCCAAGGAAACTATTCTTATCACCCACTGTAATTAGATCATATTCACTGTGGACATTATCGTCATTCGCAATTTTATCAAACTCAACATGTAATATTGTGTCAGTGCCACTGATTAGATTTCTACTATTGTATAGTGTAATTTCATTAGGAGCAATTGCGGCACAATAACTTATGCCACTGCTTCTTGGATTTGCAATATACTGTGTAATACCACTTGAGCTTAATGTTTTATTAGGACTTACCGCAGTCAATCCTTTCACCCAATAATAATATGTTGTAACAAAAGTTCCTGCACTGTCAAGTTGGGTGGTAGTAGTATAACTTGTTGTACTAAACACAGTACCTATGCCTGTGTAATTCGCAGGTGTAACTGAACTTTCAATCCATTGATATACATCAACACTTGATCCATCAAAAAGTTGTCCCCAACGTCTTGCTCTAAAAGCGATGTCATCTTGGTTGTAGTTTATAAATCTTACTGTAGATAAGTTCCACCACATTTCACCTAGATGTTCATTTCGCCACTGTGATCCGTAGTTGTTAACTGTACCAGTATTGTAAGCCGCTGGATCTAATCCGCCTATATAATCAATATTTGCTTGTGCAACACCAATAATTTTTCCTTGTATTGGATCAATAAAATCCAGATATGAAGTAACTGTATTGCTTAGTTTATTGTACATGAATACACTGTTTAATAAAGCTGCATCAACAACTGGAGTTTCAGTATACTTGGCTTTCCAACTTGCTTCTTCGTTAGCATTTACTAATTGTATTACTCTACCAAAGTCTCCTGAACTATCATTAAGATCATCGTTTGGAGCACCAACAAGCAATACACCATCTACATAGGATACTGATGATCCAAATTTGTCTAAACTGGTTAATGTTGTATCAAAAATTTGTTGTCCGTACACAAATTTTCCTGTATTGGTAGCACTTGCATTTGCGGCATTTAAATAATCATATGTAAATGCTACACCTGATTCAGGTAATGGGTCTAATAAATTTGTTGAGCCTGAATCAAAGTCTGTTGTGCTGTTATCAAAAGTTGTTGGTAAAAAAGCAGTTGCGTCAGGAGCACCAACTACAAGTGTATTTGCATCATCACTGATACTTAAACTTGTTCCAAAGTGTGCATAAGTCTGTGGTACCGGTGCAGTGATTGTCTGTGCATAAACCCAAGGTGTCAAACCAAGATCTACGAATGCAGTTCCTGTTCCAGGTGCTACTTGTAATTTTATAAACTGCTCACCAGCCGAAACATCAACAAGATTAATCTGCAACGCTCCACCTACACTGGACGCAGTAATGTTTGGTATATTAGCAGTTGTAATATCTGTAACCAAACTTGCGACAGTGGTGCCTGTGAGTGTCACATAATAATTGTTGATTCTAATAGTGTCTGTTGCAGTTAAAACTGGATTGGTTACAGTTCCAGTAATAGTTCCAAACAATCGACTTTGATTGATCCAACGCTCAACACTTCCTGCTTCGGTTTGTACAACGCTATCGTTAGGCATAGCAATATATGCACTGCAATTTGTTGAGCACATATCTACAGTTCGACCAAAGAAGTAGTTTCCGCCATTTAACACACTGTTAAATTGTTGTAAGGTAGAGAAACTATTTGTTTCAACTTCTATTATATCACCAACTGTTAGTATAACTGGATTAAGAGTTGTGCCAATTGTAATTACGCTCCCTGCCACGCTAAACTGGGCATTGTTTGCATTACCAGTTGGAATAAGATATGTGCCGTTAAGTGTTACCGACACTGGTGCTGTTGGTGTAACACTCGTTGTGTATGCAACAGTTGCGGCATTTGAGACTTGAAATCTCTCAACGCTTCTGTCAATTATATACGTTTCACCAGCCAAAGCATTTGTGCCAATTGTTGCATCTGGTGTACCAACTAATATTTGTCTACCGTCTGTTGTGGTTGAAATATCATAACCAAATTGGTCACTTGCTCCTAAGCCTGTTGCAGTAAAGGTGTTTACAAAGTCCCAATGTGTCTTTGCGTTTATAGTAAGTGAACCAGTGCTGATAGCTACTCCCAACACAATATTAGTTCCTACTATAGAGTAATCAAAGAATGGACGCAATAGTTTGCCGTCAACGATTACAGTCATCGAGTATATGTCATTAGCAGTGAACAAGGTACTAAAACTAAAGTTTGTTGTTGATATAGTAGGAAAATAGCTTTGACTCTGTCGTCGAATTATTACTATATCGTCATTTTCATTTGGTGGTGTAGTAAAATTAACCTGTTGAGATCCTGCAGATATTGATACAGTATAATCTGCTCCAGCAGTTTGAGTCACATTGTTTAGTGTGACTGCAATTTGTGTTTGAGCAATTGCAACACTTGCTGAAACTTGCATTGTTGGTTGTATTACAAAATTACTACTTGCACCGTCACCTGTGAATTCCAAGCGTTGGTTTTGTACATTTACTTTGTTATAAGCATAAACTTTGTTGTCTGCTGGAGCACTTATGTACATCCAACGCTCATCGGCGCTTACTGCTACACTATAACCAAACTTGTCTGCGTCGTTTGTTCCTGTATTAAAGTTTTGATAGAGTGCAAAACTTCCGTCTGATGCAGTTCTATTGATTGCAGTTGCATAACCTTTATTACTATCTGATGCAGGTGCACCAACGATTGCCCATTCTGTATTACCTGCATCGCTACTAAACCCAAATCCTGAAAATGATAAAGATGCATCTGGTGAAAGAACTGTTTTTTGTAAATATGTGCCGGTGTTGTTTTTGTTAAAAGCATAAACGCCACCTCTTGAACTTGAGTAACCTGTTGCACCTACTAATAATCCTTGATTGTTTAAACCTTGTGCAATAGTTGTTCCAAACAAATCATCAATTACTGGTATCGTTGCTTGAATGTCAGTGGCAACTCCAAATGGATTTTGTTTTTCTAATACCTGCCAATTACCTGCGCCGTTATCATCGACCCAAACTTGATTACCTGTTGTTAAACTGGTTGAAAAACTCAACGCTGGTATATCACTTGGTTGTGCAACTCTTACACTTTCAAGTGTGAAACATCTTCCATCACCATTTGTGATTGTTGTTATACCTTCGGGTAAACTAAGGTTCACTGTGAGTGTTTTTAACCCAGGTACAGTCTGTACAATATAGGCACCATCAACGTCTGTGTTAAAAAATTTAATTATCAATCTTTGTCCAACAACCAATCCGTGCGGCACATTGAATGTAAACGTAGATGTTTCGTTAAGGTTATCAACTACTGTGGTCAGTGTTGAGTTTACAAGATTTACTCTATAAATGTTCCAATCATAACTGTTTGCTTTGGCTACCCAAATATTAGTTCCAACAACTATGTTGTCAAGATCGTTTATAACGTTTGTTAAGTCATCATAGTCAAAAACTTTAAGTTCAACATCATCGTAGTTCACATATCCAGCTGTTGGTAAACCAACATCTTCTGGAATAGCAGATATCGTAGGTAGAATGTTTTTATTTGTTATGTTATAACTTTGTTTGTATATATTTTGAATTAAAACAGTTTGTTCAGCATTGTTAAACTCTTGTGGATCTATAACTGCAATAGTACTTGGGTTACTCAACAACTTGCTTTCGTCTAGTTGTAATTCAAAGTAACTTCTATTTGCGTTAGCACCGTACAATCCTCTTTGTATTGCCCAGTTTTCAAATATATCATATTCTGCTGTTTCTTTACCGAGATTAGCACTTGTAAATGTTTCTGCCGCAGTAATTGTTCCTTTTGTTCCTAGAAAACTTGCGTACAATCCTGCCTGTGATATATCATCTAGGTTTAAATTTTGCATATACTGACGTGGACGGAAACCTATTAAACCAAGTCCAAGTAAAGTGCCGTCACCTTCTAGATTAGCAGTCTTTATATTGTAATTATCTTCGAGCTCGTCTGCCTTGGTTGCTAAGTTTGGAAGTAGACCTTTTTGTATTCTATTATAGTCGCTCTTAATCCAATCTGCAAACACAAACGTAGCACTAGGAGGAAGTATTGTAGTAGCACTCCAGTAACTGTTCTTGTATTCTACAATTTGCCCTTTTGTGTAGGCAACATTTGGCTCCCACTCTTTGATATTATCTTGGTTCAGTATAAAACCTTGAGCATCAAGTGTACCATTCCAGTCATAAACAGTAAAACCATTTATCAATAATCTATTTTGTCTAGCACCAGTTACTGGCTCGTACATTAGGTCGTTAAAAATACTTGTGTTATCAAAAACAATTATGTGTTCATATGAAGTGAATCTAGCATTTAAGAAGCTAAAAGTATTGTTATTAAGTCCAATTAATTTAAGCTCATTATCTAACCGTTCAACTGCATAATCTTCAGGTGCCAAAGACCTAAAGTTTTGATTTAATAATATATCATCAATGTTTTCGCTTGCTAAACTTTCTACTACACTAAATGGTTGACTTAATTTTAATACATTTGCGGCTGGGTTCAAATTTATTACACTACCAACAGTCCACTCCTGACCTACCCAGTAGATAAACTCCTGTGCCATTTGTGTCCAATTTATTATTAATTCGTTCTCATTACTATCAAATGTTAACCCTTGTTTTTCTAATAATTGTCCATAACTTACCAAAAAGTCAACTACCGCTGATTGGCTGGTAAACACATAACCATAAGGTACTTGAACTACATCATCACTAAAAGTTTGAGGAACACGTGCAGTAAAGCCATTAACAGTAAAAGTTCCAAACGTTCCTGCAGCAGTGCTTTTCAAAATGTTAAAGTAAGGCTTAGCAGTTGAATAACCTGCAACACTCCAACCGCCTACTGTTCTCTGTACTATCACTGCTGAATACTGTATTTCGTTAAAACTTGGGTTTTTGTACAACGAAAGTTGAAAGCTCTCATCAGGTAATAGAAGACTACTATTTAAACTGTTTGGTGATGACTTTTCAGAAAATATTTTTAAATATCCTTGGTCACTAAATGCTGCCATTCTGTAACACAAACGTATGTCAAGATTTGCTAGTCTGTTTGTAAGCAGAGTTGTACTATCTAATCCTGATACTCTATTGTAATCTACGATAAAGTTAATATAACTATTTTTTGCAACTCCATCACCGTAGATCTGGAGTTCGGTTGCATTTATTCGAAATCGTTTGTTGTACAACCATTGTTTTAGAGTTGCGTCATATTTGTATAAATCTCTATCTGCAAACCAACTGAAGTATTTTGCCGGTTTAGTCAGTGCTAGTAATCTTTGTATTGCAAAAGGATAATAACTGCTTCGTCTCCAGGCAGTTTGCGTTGGTGCATAATCGCCAGCTACCCATGACTTCTTAAAACTGTTTATATCGTAACTTCCAACAATACTGATCATTGGATCAACCAGGTTACCCTGCGAGTCAGTTGGTATACAATCTAAAAGTTGTGGACGTATATATTGTGTTTTAATTACATCACCAGTTGGGTAAGCAATCTTACCATCTGCCATATCTTGCCATAGAACTGTATTACCACTGGTATATGGTGCAGGTCCGTATGTTGTATTCCACCAAGTTGGCTTTACACTTAAACCTACCATTTCCCACGGAGTTGTATCCGGAGAATCAGTATCATAGAGATTAAAGTAAATACCTCGCCAAAAACCTAATAGTGGATTACCATCTAGTCGATTTGCACTTTGACTGTAGTTCCATGTAAAGCCGTTGTCAGCATCATAGGTTTGTATCTTATAAGGAACTCTCTGCGTTCCTACCCAAGACAGAAAACTTACATTTAAAATATTATTAATTTCTGTAAGTGTATACTCTGTAGTTCTAAACTGTCCAGGAATAACATCAACTGCTTGTATCGGTGGAAAATACTTTTCTTCTATAGATAATTTTATATTGTTATAGCATCTTTTTTCAAATTCTAATAGCACGTTATTTCTATAATCGCCGTTATCAAATGCAACTGTTAAACTACCATCATGTCCTTGTATTACATTGGTTGGAGTTATATAGGTATTGTCTAAAAACATCTGTGGCTTATAAACTTGATACAATCCTAGCATACTAGGAGTTGCTGGAACATAACTTCCATATGTAGCGTCATATTCATTAATGGTGATAATATCACCAATTGCCAGTGTAATATTTTCACTGTTAATTGTAATTCTTGGACCATCTGTTGCAACTGTATAGTCGTGTCCATCAGCAACAAGTTGTTCTTGTACTCCTGTTGATTTTGGTGTAAGGTATACAAGCAAGCCTTTATAATTTGCACTTGTAAAATTATAACTGTTAAGCGTATCAAAGGTGTAACTTGTAATTGGACTTATTGTGTATGCTGTTGTCTCAAAAACAGAACCGCTTGGAATAGCATCTGTCCAGTAAAAAGGAGTGATTGCAGACTTTCCTTCATTGATTGCTGCCAGTGTATCATCTAATATTTGTGCAGTTGTTTTATTTTCCCAATCGTTTGCACTTACATAATCTAAAATTTTATTTTTTGTTTTGTTATACTCATTTGAATTGAGATCTAAGGCACGAAAATAGTCAAACTGCCTTTCGTTTATAAAAGGAGTAGTAAGTGTTAACGGTGCACTCTGCTGGAGTATAAGTTCTCCATAAGGGACAACATTTCCTAAATCATGTACATTGTTTGCACCATGTATTTTACCTGCAAAATTTTCTAAATTTTGGCATATACTTTCATAGTGTGTTCTAATAGTCCCAAGTGTAAAACTTGCACTATTTTCGTTCATGGCGTTGGATTCTAAATTATCAGGTATAGTATAAAAACCTATACTACTTGCACTATTGCTTATTACCTGTGCTTCAACGACTGCTCCGACTGCAGGCAAAGTATCTGGTTGTCCAACTACATTTGCATTAAAAGTAATTTCTGTAACGCCAGCACTGTTGGTGTTATAGGTATATGTGTTTGGAAGAACAAATTGACCTTCTACAAAAACCTTTACAGGAACAAGACTACTATCACTTATCACTTCAATATCTAGAACCAGTGCATCACCAGCAAAATCAAAACTGAAACTTTGCCTTTGCACTACATTAGTGAAACTGGTCTGCCATCCAATAAGTTTATCAAAAGTATCTATGGTTTTGTATTGTCTAACAAACCCTGTGTCAATGTTTTGTGTTGAACTTGTTGTGCCACTTACGTAGACGAATTTATCTATGTAGAGATTATTATCAAATACTATATCTCCAACGTTTGCAATTGTAAGGTACTTTAAAGGTTGTTCAATTATGCTGTCAGTTACACCAGTCCCTATTGCATAACTGAATATTTTAGTACCAATAAATGTACTTGAAGGATACACTACCTCATCACCTAAACTGTATCCACTTGCATCAAATATATCAAACATTGGTGGTTGATTTGTGCTTGTTTTTTGTTGAGCACTGACCCAAGTTGTGCCATTATACCAATACGCTTTACCTTGTTCTGTTTGTCCAGACAAAACAACAACAATCGTATTAGTGGCTACATCAGGTTGTGTTAAACTTGCAGGTTGTAAATCAATTACATCACCTGCTCCAAGATTAACAAAAGATACAGTGTAAATTTTGTTTCTTACTTCTGGATCAAGATCAGCGTTGAATATTACCCTTGATCCATTAATAAAACTATACCCGTCAACTGCATAACCAGAGGTACCGTTGATATTTGACATTGCATCAGTCTCTGCAAAGTCAATTATATCAACCGGATTGGTTGAAATTGTACCATAGTTAAATAGTTTAAGACTCTTTTTAAATTCAAGTATTGGACGTTTTGCTCTTGCATTGTTGTCTATGTTTAAAATTGTATTATTATATGTTGCAGTTGCATTCAACACATCAATATGAAACCATCTATTACCACGACACCACGCATTCAAATCAATACAAGCTCTATTCATAAGCATATAGTCTTGAACTGTTGGAGCATCTGAAGTAGCATCAAAACCACCATTATCAAACGCCGTGCTATCAAAAGGCACAGTTTCTGACTTTGTATATGTCTCTGGTGTAACAAAATTAGTTACAGGCAATAGCTCTATTGCAGTACCCACTCCTTCTACATAGTATTCTATGTTCGCATAACTTTCTGGAACAACAGATCCTATAAAATTAATTTTTAATCCGTTTGCAAATACCACACCGTTTGGTGATGTATAGTTTGGTTTTCCAATGATATCATTTACGTTTAAATCTTCACTATTTGCTTGATCAACAACTCTTATTATACCAAAGTTTAGTTCGTCACTTGCATCTTGATAATAAAGTATATCAAGATTAGCAGTTATAAGAGGCTGGCGTTGAAATTCACCTTCTGCATCCTTGTACATAGTTGCATTAGCATATTCAGTACCATATTGTATCTGTGTTTTGCTTAGATTTGCAACATCTTGAACTTTTGTGAGTTCAATAAATGGACGAAGTGGATTTGCATAGTTAAAATTTATCCTCCACTGTACATAACGCTCTGAATTTGTTGAGATTGCAACACTGTTGTCAAATGCGGCGTTTGGTATTCCTGGATTGTCCTGATCAAAAAGTGTGTCGTCAAAAGGTGTAAAATTTTCCCAACCCAAATCAGTCTCAGTGGTTATTAGAAGTGTTCTATTTTGTAAATCTGTAATGCCATCTATTCCACCATTTGCCGCTAAGAATACATCAACAAATTGGTTGTTTATATCGCTAAACTTTAGTGTATCTTCAACTAAGTCTGTGTTTCCAATATCAGCAAGGGTAAAGAAAAAGTTCTGTGCAGTTTTTGCAGGAACATTAAATACCACGTTGCCAACATCGTCACCGTTGTTGCTGACACCAAGAACATCTCTTGAACTTTGATTTGCCTGTTGTGGTAACACTCCGCTAGTACCTGGGACACTTTGTATCCAAAAATTTCTACCGCCGGTGTTTACATCAAATACGTAATTTCCTTCACGTACCAAAGTTAATGTTGGGAGGCTTCCTGCTTCTCCTGAAAAATTATAACCATTATTGTATGTAACATCAAACGTATCTGTTGTCGGTACCCCGTTTGAAAATACATCAACACTGTCAGGTCCGGGTGGTATCCAATAGTACTGGCCAAAATTCACAAACTTGTCAAAATCAACCATTGGATCAAAGCTATAGTGTTCACTTTCTAGAAGTCTATCATCACGTGTTACATTTGCATCTTGCATTTGCAAACTGTCAATGATTCCAGGGTATGTAATTGCATTCTCAACTACACTAGTGTCTGTTTTCAGTTGCACAACCCCAGGCTCTAATTGGTAATCAGTTCTTGTCTGTGTTGGTTCTAATATATAGTTGTCACTTGCAGTTACGCCAGGACCAATCTTACGTCCAATATAACCTTCAGTGGGTTTAAGTTTTGGGTTCTGAGTAAGTTGATCAAGAGTACTTCTTAGAAGTTGTTTGTTTGCAGCAGTTTGAAAGATTTCTGGTAAAAAATCCTCAGAGCGTATACGCTTAGCCATAGTTTATACTACTCCACTATTAGATGCAGTTCTAAGTTGACTGCTTGTTAGTGCATCAATGACTTCAACATCATTGACAGTTGCCGCATTAGTAAATATTTCATTTGACTGAGAGCGTATTTCGTATAAATCACCAAAACTTTTCAACGGATTAGTTGGAACAAGTACAACGGTACTGATTATACTTCCAAGTTGGTCATGCAAGTATGAGCTAAGTTCTGAAAAGAAGAACGTATCACCAAAATCCCAATTGTCAATAGTAAAATACTGATTAATTGCATTTATCACTTGACTTTTTATTTCACTTGTGCTAACTGTACTGGTAGCATTTTTAACGCACTTGATAGTGGCTCTAAGTTCAGATGGTGCTTTTGTCCCAAATAAAGGCTTGAATGTTAGACTGTTAAGAATAATATTATCACTGATCATCTTGTATTGATTAAGTGTACTATACGAAGTGGTAAGTTGCTCTATTGTTGGTTGTGCAGGTTCTGCAACAGTACCGGTTGTATCTCTAATATAATTTTGATATGCAGTATAATATGCTTGCGTGAGCAAATAGATGTCTATGATATTTGTACTACCTGGGTCAATACGTCTGCTTAGAGGGGCATTGTGCCTGTACTGGAAGTTTAAGTCTTGTCTCCCCACAAATGTTTGATACCCAGAAATTTCAGCAATAGTCCTAACTCCGTTGTATGCAATACTTAATTTGTAAAACTTCTTATCTGTATATGCATAAAAAACCTGTGCGTCATTATATTCGCTTTTCACAAGTTCAATTGCATTTTTTGTTGCCAAAGACCCTACAACAACTCCGCTTGCTAGTGGTGTATATCTTTCAAGGTTATCAAAGTCAATTGTTTGTTGTTGATATATTCTCTTGCTATTTGGATTGGTTTCTGGAGCAACCAATGTTTCAAAATAATCTGGATTATCTGGTACGCCATCATTGTCTGAATCTTTATAGGAAATACGCACTCTAAAGTCATCAATAAAGCCATCAGATTCAACTGGTTGCCCGATAATGTCAAGTATCTCATCACTGTTTAGTGGTGTGCTCACATCCGGAGCATTGTTTGTCTTTAGTACATTGATAAAATCGTTTATCACTTTACCAGTTTTTGGGTCATAGACTTTTTGTGTGCCATCATAAAAGAAACGTGTTTCTAACACACTTGCCCAGTATCTATCTAAACTTCTTGAACTGACAGTATATGTAACACCATCTGTTTGAAAATCAACTAACCAACTATTATCTAAACTTGTTCCACTTGTATTCTGTGCATTTGTTAAACTAAAAGATACACTACTATCAAGGTTACTTGCAGTAATTACATACCAAACTTGATTTAGGTTGTCGTAACCTAGTCCAAAGTTTCTGTAAAG